ATCGTGCTCACCGACGCGATGGTGCCCACCAGGCGGTCGATGGCCTGCACGCCAACGGCGCGCTGGGCCTGGGCCAGTGTGCTGACGAACTCGACCTCCAGGTCCTGGCCGCCCAACTCCTTCGGGGGCTCCAAGCCAGACCCGGGCCGCAGCAGACCGGCTGCGATGATCTTGGCGAACGTGATGTCGATGGCCGGCTTCAGCATCTCGTTGTGCAGGCGCTCGATCACCGGGCCCAGCATCAGCAACTTCTCTTCGTGCCGTTCTGCGATCTCGCGCGCCGTGATGCCGCTGCGCTGGTCGTTAGCCAGCATCTGGAACAGCGGCACATAGAACGACTTGTCGATGCGCCCGCGCACGTCCTGGATGTCCGCCAGCAGATGGTCCAGGCGCAGATTCACCTCGTATGCGCTGCGCACACCGCCGCCCGGGCCGGTGGAATCCACATACATCGTGCCGCCTGGCAGCCTGTCCATGTCCTGGTTGCGGTACGCGGTCGGGATCTGCAGCGGCGGGTCCACCTGGTAGTCGATGGCGTTGCTCTTCTGCAGTTGCTCCTGCTGGAGCTGCTTGATCGAGCCCAGCGCCACGGCACCGGGCCAGCGCGACGCATAGGTATCGTCACCGTCCACGATCCAGCGCGCGGCGATGGCAGGGAACTCTCGGAAACCGCTCTCGCGCAGGAACTTGTCATTGTCCCGGCCAAGCTCAAGGTAGCACGATGTCCACGGCATGTTGCGCGCGTCGCGCTTGCTGTAGTCGCGGCCGCGCCTGGGCTCCACGGCATGCAGCACCTTCACGGGGCCGTCAAACTTGCTCTGGTCGTACAGGCGCTGTACCGCGTTGGAGCAGTTCTCGCGCCCGAACTCGTCGACGAGCTGGCCGACCGTCTTCTCCATCTCGCGGTAGATCGTGTCCGCTGCGCCCCATTGATCCAGGCCGATGGCGTAGCGCCCGAAGACCTGGGGGAAGTGGTGGAGCACGTTCTTGTAGTTGTCCACCATGATGGACGTGCCCACGCCAAAACCGCCCAACTGCTCGTAGATCGAGTGAAAGGCGCGGTAGGTGTTGCTGGTGCCGAAGATCGACAGCATCAGCGTGCGCACCTTCTCCAGCCACTGCTTGACCGGCGCGAACTCCATCAGGTCGCGGTCTGGCGTGGCCATGCGGAACCACGGTCTGGCCGGGCTGGTCGCCCCGCTCATCAGGCCAGACGCCAGCACGCCATGCGCGAACGTGCCGCACTCGTCGATGATGTTGTTGTAGGCCTGCGCGTCATTTCGGTTGCGCTGGCTTTCGTCAAAGCGCGCGGCGCGCGGAAGCAGGAAGTCTGCGATGTCCTGGCACTGCGGGTCCCAGGACTGGCGCTCTGCCCACAGCGCATTGCGCCTGACCAGGATGCGCTTCTGCGGGGTCTGCAGCGGTGCGGTGCTCTCAGCCATCAGCCTCCGCCCCCGCCAAGAAGCGTCTGGCTTCCCAGGTTGAGCGCGCCGGCGCTGATGCCACTCGGGCCTGAAAGCAGCGTGCTACCCGCAGCAACAGCCACGCCGCCGGCATTGCGGCGCCGCAGCGGTGCCGTGTTCGGCGCCTTGGCCTGCTGCGGCGGTGGAGTGATCACCGGGCCCGGGATCTTCTTCGGCGCCATCTTCAGCGGGTCAGTGCCAGATCGGGGCTTGTTCGCCACGATGGCATTGATGTCCTTGGCCCCCGCTACAGGGTCAAGGGTGGCTTTGATGCTGGGGGCTTGGAACCGTTGATTGGTGAAGCACATGGGTTTTCAGCGGCGGCCGTAGAGGCGGTCGCGGCTGAAAGGATCATGGCGTTGGGCCCTGGCGCTATGTGTACTACGCTGGCCGTCCGCGTCTCGCAGCGCCGGGTGAACCGGGTGCGCAAACGTCAGGCCCAGCGCGTCGAAGTAGTCCGGGCTGCGGCCGATCTTGGCCTTGATCTGGTCCTTGTCCTCAACCTGCATGGCGTCGCCTTTGAAGAAGTAGGTCGTGCTGACCATCTCCTCCAGCAGCTCGGGGATGTTCGGCAGCGCGCCGCCCTCCTTCACCCACTGGCAGGCCAGGAACAACATCTCGGCGCGCTTGTTGGCGTACTGCGGGTTGCTGGCCTTGCCGGCGAAGTGGATGCCTACCGGGTCGCGGTTCAAGACCCGCAACTGATCGATCCACCCGGCACCGAACCCGCCCGTGTTGTCGACAAAGCACGCATCGGCGTCGAATTCGCGCCAGCGCCTGGCCACTGCGCCGGCCCCCTGCAGGCTGTCGGCGTTGCGCAGCACGTCAGGCTCAAAAGCCACGATGCCCTGGCGCGGAAAGATGATGCTCTTGTCGTCGCCCTCTCGCGCCACGTCCACCCCCAGCACCTTGGCAGCCTTGCCGTACTGCTCGATCTTGTGATGCCGGCCCATGGCGTCCTTCACCTGGTCCGGGCCGATCAGCGCATTCAGGCTTGACGGAGGGAAGCGGCCGAACACGTTGACCAGCACCCACGGGTTGTCGCGGCCGTACTTCTGGATCTGCTGCCGGGCCCATTCGATGCTCACTCGCGGCGTGCGCTTTGGGTCGTCCGGATCGCTGGTGATCTCGATCACCTCCCACAGACTGCGCTCGCTGGTGCAGGCACGGTAAAGCGGGCCCTCCAGGTGCGTCGGGTTGCCGGCCATCACGATGTGGGCTTCCTGGTGGCCAGTGCCGCCGATGGCATTGGCCAGGCCCGCTTCGGCTGCGGCCATCACGCCGTCAGGGATGCCACCGGACTCGTCCAGCAGAAACAGCAGATAGTCGGCGTGCAAGCCAGCCAGGGTGTCGGCCTGCTTGTTCTGGTCGGCGCCCTGGGCCCAGGTCCGCGCCGACATCCACCAGGTTTCCGGGTGCTCGACGCTCATGATGCGGGTCTTGGTCCACTGGAATGCGGCCTTGAGCAGCGGGCTGCGGCCCTGCCACATGGCCATCTCGGTCCACAGGCCGTCGCTCAGGTTGTCTCCGCTGATGGACGTGGCCGCGATCTTTGGGTGCGGCCGGGTGAGCAGGAAGTTCCACGCCAGCCACGACAGCACGGCCGTCTTGCCAGGGCCCTTGCACGCCTTCATGGCGATGCGTGGCTTGTGCGGGAACATGGCCAGCACGTCGTCTTGCCAGGCGTCCGGCGTGATGCCGAACAAGTCGCGCACCATGGCCTGCGGCTTCTCGCGCCACAGGCGGATGCGGTCAGCGGCTGCTTGCAGGGTCATCTGGCTTGGTCATGGACTGCATGACCATGGCCGCCAAGCTGTCTGTCATCCCGTGGTTCACCTCACTGCGATCGCGGTACTTCTCAGGCATACCGCCCTTCAGCAGGAATATGGCCAGCGTGTCGCTGTACTCCTTGATCGTGTGGCGCAGTTTCTTGCCCATGTAGAACACCGGCTTCTCGGTTCCCTCGAACGCGCGGCGCGTGGCTTCGTCCTCCAGAGCCTCCAGGCCGATGCGCTTCGCACGCTCCCAGGCCTGCGCGAACTCGGGGTCGTTTTCGCGCCACCGATAGGCCGTCATCCTGGTGATGTCCACTGCCTGGCAGGCGCGCGAGACGTTGCCGCCGCTGGCCGCAAGGGCGGCACAGAACGCCTCGATCCTTTCTGGTGTCTCTTTCATGCCAGCCTCACGTCGTGCACATCAAATAACGCCAGTGCACATGATCGTGCGACACCATGCACCTATGTAAACGGGTGCTCACAACTGCGCTTCCTCAACCACACGAGTGATCCAGACGCTCCCACCCAGCCTGTGCAACTTCGCTCGGATGTGCAATGGCAAGTGCAGGTTCACCCGCACGCGCTTGACGCGAACGCGCACGGTTGGCTTCGCATCCACAGTCGGCCCGATCTGGCCCCGGCTCCTGCCGTCGCAGATCGCCTTGACCCCGGACTTGCTCAGCCCCCACTTCAACGCGAGCTGGCCCAGGCTGAGCCCGCGATCGCGGTCGCAGCGCAGTTCCTCGACCTCGGTGTCCTTGAGCCTGGCGTTCGGGTGGCTCTCGCCGATGCGGATGCCGCGCTCGTTCACTCGGATGGGCTTCTTCATGGCGCAGATCCTTCACGCTGCGGCAGTCCCAGCTTGAACCACTCCCGCACCATCCTCACCGCATCCCCGCGCGGCAGGCCTTCCATGACCTGATCCACCAGATCGCTGAGCGGCTTGCGGTCGCCAGACCCGCGAGGGTCCAGCGCGTTGAACGCCTGCGGGCTCACGGCAACCAGGCGGGCCAGGCAGCCAAAGCACGTCGCGGTATAGCCGCCCCACGGGCCGGCCTTGGATGCGGTGCAGTCCCTGCAGTCGATGGGCTCGCTCACGAAGCAATCACCCGCGCGAGCTGCCGCAGCGTGCGTACCTTGATGGTCCGGCCGCCCCAACTGACAACTTCCTTCGGCTTGCGCCCCATGTCGCACTCAGTCTCGTACCACTGCAGCCACTCTTCCCTGTCTCCGATCAGCTCAGACACGGCCACGGTGTAGGCGCTCCACACAGACCAGACGGGCTCCAGCAGCGCGCAGTCGGGGGCCGCGCCGGTCAGAGCCCGCAGGGCCTCGTACTGCGCTTGCAGCTTGCGCTGGCGCTTTGCCCACGCCTCCAGGCGAACCACGATTTCGTCAATTCTCATGGCCGCACCCAGCACACACGCCAGTCAATGCCCATCATGCTGATCACGGCGCCGACAGCCATCAACACCGGGTCGGCGCGCTTGCCGTCCAGTTGCATCGTGAGCGTGGCCCAGTTCCCGGGTCCGCAGGGCTTGAGTCCCACCATCACGCGGCAAGCTCCAGAGCCATCTGAGCGCCGGGGACAGGATCGCCGAACTCGATTCGCACCTCCCATTGCTTCTGCGCGCCGCGCTTCTGCGCGTAGCGGTAGCGCACGGTCATGCGGTCGCGGTCATCAACACCAAGCCAGCGCGCCACTTCGTCTCGAACGCTTTTCAGTGAGCCGGCAAGGTTGTCATCGTCCAATCCGTTGGACGGGGCAACGCGCGTGAGCAGCACGCTGCAGGGGATGGCCGGCTTCGGCATGGCCTTGAGCATCCACGCGACGGCTTCGCGCTCAGCTTTGACCCGCTTGGCGCGCACACGGAAGTGCTCGCGGGCATTCATCCCCGGAGACGTTTTGAGCGAGATGCTGATCACAGCGGCTCTCCAGTGCCCAGCGGGCGATTGAGTGCGGGCTTCGCAGCCCAGTGCTTCGCATCGGCCAGGTCTTCGGCGTCCAGGTGCCCGATGCGCTCGTGCAGCGCTAGGGCCTTGACTGCGGCCAGCCGGCGCAGCTCGGTGTGCTCTGCGCTGAACGCGGCCTTGCGCTCCAGAGCGGCGGCTGCAACCGGGTCGGTGGGGTTGGCCATGGTGGTGAGGTCCATCACAGCGCCGGCGCCATGTCGTAGGGCTCGACCTGGGATTGCCCGTCGTCGCAGAACCGAAACGTGCGCGAGTCAAACGACAAGCCGAACTTGCCCTCGACAGCGCCGTTGCGCTGCTTGTCCAGCACCGCTAAGAAGTCGGGTTGGCCCATCACCATCGGGCTCGGGTCTTTCTTTTCCGCCTCGGCGCGCTTGGCCTTGTTGTCCCAGAGCAGGATGACGTTGTGCGGCTGGTCTGTGATGGACCCGGACCCCTTGATGTCGTACTTCGTTGGTGGCTTGTCCTCCCCACCACCGGACGGCTTTCGGCAGTGCGCCAGCAAGTGCACATGCAGCCCGGTTTCCTTGGCCACGTCGCACAGATCGCCGACCATTTCCTTCTGCGAATCCATGTGCTCTTCGGACTCGCAGACCTTCATGAAGCTGTCGATGAAGACGTGCTGGCCCTTCCGCTCCTCGGCAAAGTACCGCAGCACAGCAAGGCAACGCGACGGCTTCAGTCGGCCCATGTGATCGAGAAGCCACAGCCTGCCGTTGGTCCAGTCCATGAACTCGCGGCGCCTTGCTGCGTTCGGCATGTCGCTTGCGCATGCCTGCCGTGCCATGCGGCCCAGCGTCTCGCCTGGCGGCATTTCCAGGCTCAGCATCAGGCTTCGTTGGTCCTGCTCGCACAGGTCCATGGCTACCTGGCCCGTGAACATCGATTTTCGGTGCCCGTTGTACCCGGCCCAAACCGTGACCTCGCCGGGACGGAACTCAATGGCATTGCGCAGCTTCGTGCTGCGCATTTTGGGCGAGCGAACGCGCTTGCTCGGCTCAAACTTCGCGTCCAGTTCATCGGCAAACACGCTTGCCCGGCGCACCAGGATTCGGCACTCGGTGTCGTGCTCATAGGCCGCAAAGTCCAGCGAGTCTGGGATCAGCTTGGCCATGATTCTCTTCCTCCCACACAAACGCGCCCGCGGTGTCGGTCATCCGCACCACACGGCGATGCAGGCCAGAGCCCGCGAACAGGTTACCCAGCAAGCGGCCAACACCGCAGGCCTGGGCCGTTTCCTCGAAAGCCTGCAGCCGATCGGATCTGTCCGTGTGCAGGTGCACCGTCAGGCCGGCCGCAAAGCGCAAGTCCAGCCGGCGCGGGTTATCGGTGGGAAGCACCTCGACCTGGGCTTGTGCGGTGTCAACCTGCCAGCCTGTGCCCGGGTGCGACATGCCGGTAAACGGGCCGCCCGTGTCGTCAATCCACACGCTGGCCGGGGTGACGCCACAGCGGCGCATGGACAGAATCGCTTCGTGGCCGCGCATCAGTGCACCCCGTCGAAGACATCGGCGCCAGTTGGCGCGCCGTTGAACGCATCGCTCTGCAGCCACTTGGCCTTGAACCCGCCCCAGCCCTCAGCGGCAGCCTTGCGGATTGCCTCTGGGATTTGCAAACCAGCCTTGGCGGCCTCGGTCTTCGTCTCCTGCCAAATCGACGGGGTGAGAGGCGCCAGGCCCTTGGTCTTTCGGTTCACGAGCCAGTCGGCTGCATGCTGGCGTTCCACCCCTTCGGAAACCATGTCCTCGACGGACACAAGCACCGCAGGTGCTGCGCGCTTGCGCGCTGTGTTTGTTTTCTCTTCCGAAGATGAAGAAGAAGAAGAAGAAGAAGGGGGGGGTTTCAAGGGGGGTTTTTTATCCCCCGTCTCTTTGCGCGGCCTACCCCCCTTCGCGCCGTGTTCCGCGCCCTTCGATCCGTGTTCAGAACCGGCCTTCCCGCCTTCAGCGCGGCGGCTCCTGAGGTCTTCGTCACGCACCATCCGGCGGCTGAAGATCACCCCTTCGTCGGTGCTTGAGCTGACCCCTGCGTCTGCAAGCTCGGCAAGAAGCCGCTCGCATTCGCGCTGTGTCAGGCCGGTGTGGCGCCCAATCTGCGCCGCTGTCATGGGCCTGCCGTTCACGGTCAGGTGGCCATAGGGCTCGCACTCGTGAGCGATGCACAAGAGGTCGATCCACAGGCCGCGTGCTGCCACGCTGCACGACTGCAGCGCCATGTCCTTGCGCCAGTCTGCCGGGTAGAACTGGAATGCTGGACGCTTCACCTTGGCGCCTCACCTTCGAGATACCGCCCCACGCCCATCGAAGCAAACCCGCCGATGACGCGCTCGCCTGGCGCCACCTGATAGCGAGGGTCATGCGTGTAGCCCGGGACCACCGTCACGCCGTCCTTGCGCTGAATCGGCACCGCGCGCCGGCTGCGCCAGTGCGGTGACACGTCCTGCTCGTCCAGAGAGCGCAGCCCGGCCTTGATGCCGCTTGGCGCCGGCTTCTTCGCAGGCTTGAACTCGGCCAGCCACCAGCGGCGCCGATTGATGCACCGGCCCACGGGGCCCGGCCACCAGCCGACGATGCCGTCAACGGTCATGCGCTTGAGCCACTGGCTCACGGTGGTATCCCTGGCGCCGCAGGCCGGGCCCAGGTCGGTGCTGATGCCACCGGCCGTGCCGCAGGCTCGCAAGGCGTCAAGCAGCGCCTGGCGCTTGGAGTGGTCGCACGGGCGTCCGGTGCGGCTCATTTGGCGCACCCCGCGCAGACCCAGGTTTTGAGGCCGCGCACATACCGCAAACGCCGGCCCTGCTGGCTCTTCTTGTCGCCGCAGCGCATGCACTGGAACAGCGAAGCGTGGCCGCCCCCGGTGGGCGTGCGCTGCATGGTAGTGTCCTTGGTGGACGAAAAGCGGTTCATGCTGCAGCCCTCGCCTTGCGATCAGCGCGCACCAAGGCCTGCACTTTCCGAAGCGCCTTCTTTGCGGCATCAAGGTGCTGCTGCTCGGAGTCACGTTGTTCCTGGGTGAAGTCCATGTCCTTCATGACCCGCACCAAGTCCACGTAGGCCTGCACGGCGTGCCACAGTGCGACTGAATCGGCGCGGGTGATGTTCGGCGCGCTCACGACGCCGCCCTCAGCGCCGGCGCCAGCTTTTCCATGCGCGCCGCGATGGCCGCCATGGACCGCGTGGCTTCGATGTACTGGCGCTGCAGCTCGGCGGCCTCATCCTTGGGCTCAATCGGCACCGGCTCGGCATAGCCCAGGTGGCCGCAGATCGACTGCATGCCGATGTGGATGCCGCGGTTGCGCGCCAGGTGCAGGATGAACAGCACCTGGTCCGGCGTCAGATGCGCGGGGCGTTCCTCGTTCAGGCAGTCCAGCAGCACGCGCTGGGCAGCTTCCGGGGCCTTGGTGGGCCACAGCAGCGGGGCGACTTGCTTGGAGCCGCCAAGGGCCTTCACGGTGTCGATCAGGGCCTCATTGATGGGCATGACGAATCCATTGCGAAAAATAGTTCGGCGTTTCGTTGCCGTTCGTAATGACGGCGAACAGGCAAAAAAAGAGACTGCACCCCATGGACAAGGCCAAACGGTTTGCATGGGCACAAGCGAAGGTGGCGGCATTGCTGGCCCGCCTGGTGCGCCTGATGAATGAGGGCGTGCGGATGTGAATGCTCGCCAGCGCACAGAGACGGGCGCGAAACCGGCGCACGCTTTGGCGAGCCGAAGCCATGCCCCGCGCGCTGAAAAAAAGAAAGCCCCGACCGACTTGCGTCAGTCCGGGGCGAAGCTCGCGCCGCTCAAGAGTGCAGGAGACCAGCGGCTGCCGGGTAGGCCGGTGCCAGTGCGAGCGATGAAGAACCATTTAGGCCGCCTGCTTCACCGGGGCCGGGTGCTCGGGGGTGACCAGCTCGGGCCAGATGCGGTGCCAGTCGTCGGGGCGCAGCTCGCGGCGCGTCACGGCGCCACCAGTCTCGCGCTCGATATCGACGCAGCGCTCAATCGGCACGGGCCGCTCGCCCCGCGCCCATTCGCTCACAGTCGGCTGTCGAATGCCGAGCTTTTCAGCCAGGAGCGCTTGGCTACCGATGTGCTCGACGGCTCGTTGGGTGGGGTTCATGCGCTGCAGTATAGGCATTACCGATGCTGACGGCAAGTGCATTGCCTATGGCTGGTGGCGCCTGCTGCAATCTGCGCATGCTTCAAGGCCCAGCACTCGGCACAGCCATCGCAAACGCGATGAAGCTAAAAGCCGAGCGCCTGTCCGTCGCCAAGATCACCCAGGCCGCGTTTGCATCAGCCCTCGGGATCACTCAGCCGTCAGTGAGTGAATTGCTGAAGTACGGAAGACTGGCTAAGGAGAACGTCCCGGCGCTGCTGGACTATTTCTCTGATGTGGTGGGGCCGGATCACTTCGGCCTGCCGTTCAGCAAGTTCGAGATGGACTTGGTGAAGGAGCTGCGCAAACTGCCGGCCCGGTCTCAGGCCGCGTTGATGGATCGCGTCAAGCTGTCTGTTGCTGCCGTGGAAGAAGCAACCAAGGGCATTGATGCGCCGCTTGAGATCGCGCCTCAGAAACGACAAGCCATGATCCAACTGCTGCAGGCGCTCATCAGATCACACCCAAACCCCGCAGCATTGCAGCGCGAGTTTCACGCGGTCACATCGCGGGCCGGGGCGGCGCGGGCCGTTTCAGAGTTCGGCGCGCAGCCGCTTCACGCCTTGAACGCAGCCGCGATCGAGCGCTGGCGCCAACTGATCGAGGCGCATACGCCTGCAGCTTGAGCGTTACCGCGTCGAACATAGCCTCCAGCGCTTCCAGTTTGTCCATCTGATCCCCTGAGCCGCCCATGAGGCGGCTTTTTCGTGCCCGGGATGGGCGCGCAGAAATATTTTCGCACGGAATATAGGCAATGCACTTGCGCAGCATCGGCAATGCCTATACAGTCTCCTCACTCGCCCACGCCCCGCATGTCGCAGGGTCCGGCTGGCGAGAAGGAGGGAAGAGATGGGACCACTACTCCACGCGCTGCACGCCAGGCTGGCCCTGCCGGCGCGCTTCGCGGCCACGTACTGCAGCCAGTGCGGCAATGACCTGGGCCCGGGCAACGCCGGCCTGTCGAACTGCGCACACCACGCATTCCCCTACCCGCTGCGCAACGACACCGCGCCGCGCGCCGTGTTCCCTGCCGGCGTCGTGCCCCGCATCAAGACGCTGGCCGAGCGCACCAAGCACATGCAAACGATGCTGGTGTCCATCGGCGAGCACGCCCAGGCCGTGGCGCGCTGGACCTCCGACGATGACGGCATCGAGCTGCATGCCGTGCAACTCAACGGCTCCTGGATTGACCCGGAGACCGTGTTCATGCGGTCCATGCTGAACTGCATGCGCGCCGAGATTGAGTGCGCGCTGTCCGAGGAAGACGACCACAAGCGCACGGTGGCTGCGCACATGGGGGCGGTGTGATGACCCGCCGCGACCGCGAACGCGCAGAGGCCATCGAGCGCGTGATGGTGTGCCTCTTCATCCTGATCATCTTCGCGCTGTCGTCCGGCGTGTTTGGGGAGTGAGCGTGCAGAACCTCAACCACCCCGCCATCCAGCCCGGCAAGCTGCAAGAGCGCGACTTTCTGCCGCTCGGCTGCGACCAGCAGGGCCGCCACCCGCAAGCTGCCGAAGCCGCCACCGAAGTCGGCGCCGATGACCCGCCGCGCCCAGCGCCCAGGCCCTACGACCCGGCGCTCATCGTGGCGCTGCTCGTGACCTCCATCGCCATCGTGGGCGCGCTGGCGCTGCATGTGTGGCGCTCCACCTGAACAACTTCAACCGACAAGGAATCATTGTGAACGCACCTCAAGCACTCACCACCCTGGCGCCGGCGCAAAGCACCGGCTTCGACCTTAGCCCGCGCAACTTTGAGCAGGCCCTTACCTTCAGCGACTACCTCGCCGACAGCGACATGGTGCCCAAGGACTTCAAGGGCAAGCCCGGCAACTGCCTCATCGCCATGCAATGGGGCGCCGAGCTGGGCCTCAAGCCGCTGCAGGCCCTGCAGAACCTCGCCATCATCAACGGCCGGCCCAGCCTGTGGGGCGATGCCGTCATTGCCCTGGTGCGCTCCAGCCCGCTGTGCGAATGGGTCATCGAATCCGACGACGGCAACACCGCAACCTGCCGCGTCAAGCGCCGGGGCGAGCCCGAGCAGTCGCGCACCTTCAGCGTGGAAGATGCCCAGGCCGCCGGCCTGAAGGGCAAGCAAGGCCCCTGGACGCAGTACCCCAAGCGCATGCGCCAGATGCGCGCCCGCGCCTTCGCGCTGCGCGACGTGTTCCCAGACGTGCTGCGCGGCCTGCCGGTGGCCGAGGAAATCATGGATGCGCCGCCGGCTGAGCGCTACATGGGCCAGGCCGAAGAGGTCAAGCCCGCCACCCAGGCCCGCCCCGAGCTGCCGGCCTACGCCGATGCCGACTTCAGCAAGAACCTGCCGGCGTGGACCAAGGTTGTCGAGTCCGGCAAGAAGACGGCCGCCGACCTGCTGGCGATGCTGGCCACCAAGGCGACGTTCACCGATGCGCAGCGCGCCACAGTGCTGGGCCTGGGCGTGAAGCCCGAGCCGAAGCCCGAGCCCGAGAAGACCGCCACCGATGAATGGGTGGCCGACATGGAAGCCGCTGAGGGAGCCGCCAAGTGAAGACCCACAACCTGATCCAGGGCTCGCCGGAATGGCTGGCCTACCGTACCCAGCACTTCAACGCCAGCGATGCGCCGGCCATGATGGGCTGCAGCCCGTACAAGACCCGGGCGCAACTGCTGCGCGAGCTGCATACCGGCGTGGTTGGCGACGTTGACGCCGGCACGCAGAAGCGCTTCGACAACGGCCACCGCGTGGAGGCGCTGGCCCGCCCGCTGGCCGAGGAGTTCATCGGCGCCGAGCTGTACCCGGTGACTGGCAGCCTGGGCAAGCTGTCGGCCAGCTTTGACGGCCTGACGATGGACGAGACCACGGTCTACGAACACAAAGCGCTCAACGCCGATCTGCGCGCCGCGATGCAGAACGAGGACAACGCCAACACGTTGCCGCTCCACTACCGCGTGCAGCTCGAGCAGCAGCTCTACGTGAGCGGCGCCGACCGCGCGCTGTTCATGTCAAGCGCCTGGGATGCCGATGGCGGCCTGATCGAAGAACGCCACTGCTGGTATTCGTCGGACAAGGAACTGCGCGCACAGATCATCGCCGGGTGGAGCCAGTTCGCCGCCGACCTTGCAGCCTACGTCAAGCCAGAGGATCACGAGCCGGCGCCAGTCGGCAAATCCCCCGAGACCCTGCCGGCGCTGCGTATCGAAGTCACTGGCCAGGTCACCGCATCGAACCTTGCCGAGTTCAAGGAAACGGCGCTGTCGGCCATCCGCAGCGTGAACCGCAACCTGACCACCGACGCCGACTTTGCGGACGCCGAGAAAGCCGTGAAGTGGTGTGCCGACGTTGAGACGCGCATCAAGGCCGCCAAGGAACATGCGCTGAGCCAGACGGCCAGCATCGACGCGCTGTTCAAGACCCTGGACGACATTGCCGACGAGTCCAAGCGCGTGCGCCTGGACCTGGGCAAAGTGGTGGACCGACGCAAGGTCGAGGTCAAGGAGCACGCAGTCGCCGCCGCGCGCAAGGCGCTTGATCTGCACATCTCCGTGGTGAACAGCGAAATCGCGCCGATGCGCCTGCAGCCGGTGGCCGTAGACTTTGCCGGCGCCATCAAGGGTCTGCGCTCGATCAGCAGCATGCAGGACGCGCTCGACACCGCGCTGGCCGCCGCCAAGATCACGGCCGACACGCAGGGCCGGGCGATCCGGGCGAATGTGGCCGCGTTCAAGCACACCGCCACCGGCTTCGAGTTCCTGTTCTCCGACCTCGGCCAGATCGTGCACAAAGCCGCCGATGACTTCACGGCGCTTCTGGTCAACCGGATCACCGCACATGAGCAGGCCGAGGCCGCCAAGGAAGCGAAGCGCCAGGCCGACGAAGCGGCGCGCATTGCGCAGGCTGAGCAGCGGGCGCGGGAGCAGGCCCAGGCGGCTCTGCAGGCTGCCGCAGCGCCTGCACCTGTACAGACCCAGCCTGCAGCGGTTGAGACGCCAGCAACAGCGGCACACGCGCCGACATTCGTTCGCGGCACAGCGCCGATGCCGCGAGCCACGGCAGACGAACCCGCCACGCTGACGCTGGGCACGATCTGCTCGCGTCTGGGGTTCACGGTGAACGCCGCATTCTTGGCTGACACGCTGCACATCCGGCACGCCGAGAAGCGCGGCGAGGCCGCTCTGTACCAGGAGAGCCAGCTCGCCACGATCTGCCGCCAGTTGGTGGCGCACATCGGCGCGATGGCTGAGCTGTATGCGGGGGAGACGGCATGACCCTCTCCGAATCCCTGGAGCGCTACGAGGCCCAGGCCTCCACCGCCACCCCGCGCGATGTCGCGGTGCGCCGCGCCTACATGGCTGGCGCACTGGACGCGCTGACCAGCAAAGCGCCCCGCGAGCACCTGATTACCGAAGTCGTGCAGTTCGGGCGAACCGTGGGGCGCGAGGTCACCACAACTTGATCACGGGGCGGCGCGAAGCCGCGTGATGGTGCCTCCCAACCTTCCCGCCAGATAGCCCGGGGTTGCGCCCGGGCCGCCCCACCAAGCCACTTCACCTGAAAGTGATAACCATGGACCAGACACCACTCCCCCTGACCGGCCCGCGCATCTCGCGCATCACCATCGGCCGCCTGCACAACCTCGGGAACTACGAGCACGTGCGCTACGAGGTCACCGTCGAGCTGCCACCCGGCACTGCGCCGGCCAGCGTGGTCCGCGACCTCGAAGACACGCTGACCGCGCTGGAGCCCAAGGCACCCGTCAGCGACTGGGACCTGCGCCAGGCCTTGAAGACGCTGGCCGAGCCCGAGCCGGTGCTGCAGCCAAAGGACGAAGACGACCCCTTCGACAGCCCCGAGCAGGCCCTGCGCCGCGCCCAGGCTGACCGCGAGCGCGCCCGCTGCCACATCTTGCGCAACGAGGAATGGCGCAAGTCCCGCGACGCGGCCCTGGCCCGCTTCAACCAGTTCGGCGGCAGCGTCCAGTTCAAGGACGCCAAGGACAACTGGGACGACACCCAGGCCTGACCCACCACCTTCACACCACCTGGAAAGACACCCCAATGCTTGAGATCACCGAGTTCACCGAAGCGCGCCTGGCCAGCGCGACCAACCGCACCGAGAAGCATGGCGACGAAGACGTGCCAGCCGTGACACTGGCCGTCGAGATCACCACTGCCAACACCATCCTGGACGGCATCTGCCCGGGCCTGCGCCACGCGCTGTACAAGGCCGTCGAGGGCCAGGAGCAACTGCCCGGCATCGAGCTGTCCACACCGGTCCTGCGCAGCAACGTCATCGAGAAGGTGCAGCTCACCACTGCCCACGAAGGCTGGCGCCTGCAAGTCGATGACGGCATCGACGACACCGACCCCATGGACTTTGAGGGCGTTAAGGTGGACAAGCTCAAGGTGGATGCCAAGCAAGGCGGCTCCATCACGCTCGGCGTGCGCCTTGGCACCAGCGACGTGGATTCGGAGCGCCTGGGCAAGCTGGCGATGCACAACGGCCAGAGCATCTGGATCAAGCTGCTCAAGCCTGAGCCCAAGCCTGAAGGCACCACCGAAGCCACAGGCGCCGAGATCGACGGCAGCAAGGGGCACCCTGGCCTGGCCGGCGCGAGCGCTGAGGATCTGTTTGCGGCTGATGATGGGGCCGACGATGCAAGCATTACCCAGGGCGTGGTGGCCGAAGACGACGAGGACGCCGGCCCCGATCTTGAAGACAGACTCGACAATGCGCTCACAGCTGCCGACTCCGCGCCCGGCGAGAACTGGCCCTTCCCGCAGCCCGCGTCCAACGGCATCGACACCGACGAAGCCCGGTCCCGCGAGCAGCGCGAAATCGAGGCCGGCATGTCGCAGAGCATCGCGGCTGCCGGTGTGGCGCCCAAGGGCCGCCGTTCGCGCAAGGCTGCGAGCAGCGTTGAGTAACGTTTGAGTTCAGGCGGGGCCAACGGCGCTGACCAAGCATGAGTAACGAGACACTGCCGCCGCCGTTGGCTCTCAACTTGAGCGACGGGTTAGGCGTCACTGCACGCCACGGAGGAACAGATGGACTGGTTGACCTTTGCGTGCGGATTCGCGGCTGGGTTCTTTGCGTGCGGCGGCTTCGTTTGCTGGCTGGCAGACCGCGTGAGTGGCGGCGCCAGATGGTGAGGCCTAACGTTTGAGCTAACCGGAAACCAACGGCATGCACAGAACTACACGAAGCGAGCCAGCGGCGCCTGCCGTTGGGTTTCCGGTTGAGCGAAGGGTTGGGCGGCTGGACCCAGAGCGTTTAGCCTTTGAAGACTGGGCCGTTGAGAGATGGGGCCGCGATGCACACCGCCATACAAGCGCTACGAGCGGTGAGTGGGATGCGTGGACTGCATCAAAAGCTCATGCCCAAGCTGCGAGAGCAGACATGCAGGATTTGTCGCTGATGATCGGCCGACTTGTCACGGCGCTTCGCAAGGCGCGGCCAATGGCGCCGCGGGACTTGGACTACCAAGCACTCGATCTGCTGGCCCGCAAAGGGCTGAAGCCATCGCCCTTGCGCGAGCCGCCCAATGCTGGAGCTAAGCCGCAGACACCGGCCGCACCAACGTGACCACACACACAAATGCTGGCAGCCGGTGGCTGTCGGCTTGAGCGACTAGTTAGGCAGCATCTGGTGGAGGACTGACCATGCCGATTAAGCCCGAGAACAAGGCCCGATACCCGAAGGACTGGAAGGATGTGCGCCACCGCATCTTGCAGCGCGCGAACTGGCGATGCGAGCACCCGAACTGCCGCGCCCGTCACGGCGTTACCGGGTACTGGCGCAAGGGCCTGTTTCACAGGCTGCCAGATGTGCTGTGGGATGCCGGGTGCACGGCTGGCGATGTGGTGGCCTGCGAAAACGGCGAGAAGCTGAAGATCATCAAGATCGTGCTGACCATCGCGCACCTTGACCACACGCCAGAGAACTGCGCAGACGACAACCTGCGCGCCTGGTGTCAGCGTCACCACTTGGCGTATGACGCTGAGCACCACAAGATCACCGCCTACCGGACCCGCAAAGATGCGGCGATGACGGCGGAGCTTTTTTGATGCTGCCCAATGCTGGAGTTAAGCCGCAGACACCGGCCGCACCAGCGTAACCACACACACAAATGCTGGCAGCCGGTGGCTGTCGGCTTGAACGACTAGTTAGGGCTCAGCGCCAGCCACAGGAGTGAACCATGTACGTGATTGCAACCGACAGCCGCCGAAAAGATGAAACGCTGTTCATGGTGGACCGCAACCGCCAGCGCGCCAGCTTTTGGAGCAACCGCCTGGATGACGCCATGAAGTACGGCGACAAGTCGGCGGCCCAGCAAAAGGCGACGAAGCTGCGATTCAACCGGCCGCGCGTGCTGACGCTGCAAGACGCAGCGCGCATCGCTGGCGAGCAGGCCCGCGAGCGCGAGCATGAGCAAGCGATGATGGCCGACGACGAAGCCGGCTGGGATGGGCACAAGGGGCATTTCTGAGCCCTAACGACGGCGCTAAGCGGGCGCCCGACGAGAAGTGAACGAAGCGCGGAGTGCCGTAGGCGCTCCGCTTGAGCAACCTGTTAGCCGGCTGTTTCCGGCGCGTGGAGAAGGAAGAATGTTCATCAGGAGCGAAGTACACCGCAGCGAGATGGGCGCCCACTATTGGGACGCGGCAGACGAGTTCAGCGGCTGGGAGTGGCTGCTGTTTATGAAAGGCGCTTGACCATGAACTACAGAACGATTCCCATGAACCTGCTGCCGAACGGCCTGACGCTGCTGCAGCAGAACCCCGACTGTGCCGCCAAGCTGGACCCGACAGCCAAGGATCACGGCTGGCTCTACACGCGCGGCGCCGATGGGCAGTGGGTGACGCTGCGCCAGCTTTCGGCTGCTGAAGTGGAGACAGCCTACGACCAAGCCGCAGACATGGCCGTGCTGCAAGGTACGCAAGTGCGGGCCGGCTAACGCGCCGGTTGCGCTGGCACAAACAGCACGAAAGGAACCTTGATGAATGAACAGAAATTGCCTGCTGTTGGGGCTCAGCCCGAACCGGGTGTTAGGCCCGCCGTGCCGAAGCGCGGAGTGGTGGAGCGCCTGCGTGAATCGGCCGACGTGTGGGGCGACGACGACGGCGGCAAGTTGTATGCCGAAGCCGCCGACGAGCTGGTGCGCCTGCACGGCCAAATGGAGACGCTGGGACGCTGGATCGTGGAGGCGCTGAAGGTCTTGGACACCATTGACCCCGACGACTTGGACGAAAGCGAGCGGCTGATGACGCTCATCAAGGACGGAGAGATGCTCTCCATGTCCGCGCTGGCGCCGCAGATGTGGGCCATGGCGCGCAAGAACGCCGGCAAGGGGCCGACGTGCAACGTGCTGCGGCCCTGGGAACAGGTCGAGTGAGCAGCGGGCCTAACGTGGAGTTCAGCGGCGTGCCCGCTGGATATTCGAGTAACCACCCTGCTGGCGGCACGTCCGCTGGAACGCAGGG